TGCTCAGGCTGATTGCGCTCAATGAGATCGGCACACCTGAGATCGATCGGGCGAGCGTAGCTAAGGTCGTCGGGTGGTGCAGGAAGCACGGAGCACAGGTCGTCATCCTAGATCCATACGTCACGCTGTCCGATGCGATGGACGAAAACAGCGCGACGTCTGCTGCGATGCTGACGAAGGCGTTCTTGCTGATTAGCTCGTTGACTGGTGCTGCCGTCATACATGCCCACCACACGCCGAAGGACCGAAACAAGGACAACGACTGGTACAGGGCCGACTCCGGCGCTTGGCGGGGCTCTGGAGCCATCTACAGCGCACTTGACTGTGGATTTACGCTAGCGAATTGGATGCCGGCGGCGGGCGAGGCGCGCAAGAGGTGGAAGAGCCGGTTCCTCGATGACGAGCTGGGTCGTTTTATTGTCCTTGACACTGGCAAAATACGAGAAGGCCGTCCGCTGGTGCCGGTCGTCTATGAGCTTGTCGGCGAGGAGCTGCCGGAAGGCTTTGAGATTGGCGTGTGTAGGCTCAGCAGTGCAAGCGAAGCTGAGAATGTCTTGCAGCATTCCGGCGACGACGCATATCTGGCCGGGGAGCTGGCCTATCAGATATGCCAGACGATGGGCGGGGGCACGCACACGATCAAGGACGTCCACGGCAAGGGGATATTGGGGTGGCCGCTGACAGATGGCGACGTCACTGCTGCCAGATATGACAGGATCAGGGAGCTGTTCGACGTACCCGTATCGAGCGAGCTGGGCGTTGTCCGCACTACTAAGAAGGGTAAGTCTTGGGCGTTGGCGGTGGCTCGTGTTTAGTGTCAGAGATGAGGTGCTCGCTCCGAGCGTTTCTGCCGTTTTTGCCCATTTTGGGGCTATCCAACAAGAACTGACAAAAATCGTGTTGGATGCATATGCATCCAACATGGGTTATCTATATATATCAACGACTTATATCCAACATGTTGGATAGCGTGTTGGATAGTGTTGGATAGGGGTTAAGCCGTTGAAACTAAAGAGCTATTCGTATCCAACAACATCCACCCCCTACGGGGGCGGCCCAGCATGGTGCTGGCCGACCCGTACGGGTTAGGGGAGGACTACCAAAAATGGTTGAATGGCGACGCTCTTTCATTGCGGACTACGAAGTTTCAAATGAGGGGCAGGTGCGGCTGTTGCGGAACAAAAATAATTTGGTGGTGGGCCGGTTGTTAAAGGGCTACCACACCAAGGCCGGCTACAGAGCGCTCAAAATCCGTTGTGATGGAGAGATTATACACACATCTGCTCACCGAATGGTCGCGATTGCATTCTTGGGGCCGTGCCCGCCAGACAAAAATCAAGTGGCACATTGGGACGGCAACCCAAGAAATAACCACGTTAGTAATTTGAGGTGGGCAACTGCGGCGGAGAATACGGCAGATAAAATACGCCACGGCAACCACCACAAGGGTAATAAAAAGTTTACGGAAGACGACATTCGAGGCATCAGAGAGATGCGCAGCAGCGGCTGCCGTTATGTCGATATTATGGACAGGTATTCCACCACCAAATCAAACCTCAGCTCGATTTTATCCGGTGCTACATGGAGTCACGTTGATGGCGAATAGAAACAAGGCTCGGGGTTATGAGCTAGAGAAAGAGACGGCGGACTTCTGGACGGAGAACGGCGTCGAAGCTCGGCGCGTATTCGCGAGCGGAGCATATGCGAGGCTTGGCGAGGCGTTCGAGGGCGACGTCAAGCTGGCCGGCAGATACATCATCGAAGCTAAGCGCAAGAAGAGCGGCTTCAAATTTCTGTACGACGCTCTGGATCAGGGCGGAGGCAGCGATATGATAGTGGTGAGGGAAGACCGCAACCGGCGGCTCTACGTCATGGAAGAGGATACGGTGCTTGACCTTCTGCGTTTGGCAGGGCTAGTCTCGGAAACTGAATTAGGGTGATTTAGTTATGGCTAACACAACTGGCAAAAAGTTCGGCGGCCGGAAGAAAGGCACGCCGAACCGCACCACGCATGACATGAAGTCTGCGATCCTTGAGGCGTTCGAGCGCGCTGGCGGAGCTGATTATCTGACGATGCTGGCGGCGGACGAGCCGCGCACGTTTGTCACGCTGCTTGCGAAGGTGCTGCCCAACGAGAACGTCAACGAGAACCGCAATATTGACGTAACTGCGATGACCGAGCGGCTGCACGAGGGACGTGATCGCGTCGCTCGTCTCCGCGTAGTGAATGGAGACTGATGATGGCCTACGGAAAAAAGACGAAGCCTATGCCGAAGCCGAAACCTTCCAAGAAATGACCGCCGCTCTAGCGCGAGCGGCTCACCCTAACTCGGCTCCGCGGGCGCATGATTGGGGGCCGCCGATGCCGGGGAGTGGGTCGATGCGCATCTGCCGGACGTGCGGCGCGAAAGAGGTGTCGACGTCGGCTGACCCGCACCATCCAGCGGGACAGTGCCGACCGCCGGACGCCCCCGTCGCTCACACGATGTCGGAATACGAGCCACTGTGACGATCGACGTCGATCTTGCGGAGCAGGTCTCCGAGTACTACGCCGACCCCCTGGGCCACGTCCTATTCAGCTACCCATGGGGAAGTGGGCAGCTCGAGGGTTTTGCGGGCCCCGACGACTGGGCGCGCGACTTCCTAAACGAGGTTGGCGACGAGGTCAAAAAGAGACGCTTCGACGGCCACACCGCGGTCGACCCCATTCAGTTCAGCACGGCGAGCGGCCACGGCATCGGTAAGTCCGCCCTGACTGCGTGGCTGATCCGCTGGATCATGGACACCCGGCCGTTCTCTAAGGGGATCGTGACGGCTAACACTAACACGCAGCTCCGCACCAAGACGGTCTCGGAACTGTCCAAGTGGCACGAGCTCGGTATCACGAAGCACTGGTGGACGGTCAACGCGGGGGGCGCTGGCTCGATGAACATGTACCACAACGACCACCGAGAGACGTGGCGAGTTGATGCTCAGACCTGTAGGGAGGAAAACAGCGAGGCGTTCGCGGGACTGCACGCTGCGTCTGCTACGCCGTTTTATATTTTCGACGAGGCGTCAGCGGTGCCCGACAAGGTCTTCGAGGTTCGAGAGGGTGGGCTAACCGACGGAAGTCCAATGACCTTCGATTTCGGCAACCCGACGCGAAACACCGGGCGCTTCTACGAGAATATGGCTGGGCGGTTCAGGCATCGCTACATCCGTCGCCACATTGACAGCAGAGATGTCAAGATCACAAACAAGCGCCTGTTCAAGACGTGGATCGCCGACTACGGAATTGACAGTGACTTCGTGAAGGTCCGGGTTCTGGGGCAGTTCCCGTCCGCCGGCGAGCTGCAGTTCATCCCGAGCGAGGCTGCCCGCGCCTGCGTCGGACTGACGGCTGCCGTGCAGCCGCACGACCCGCTGGTCATGGGTGTCGACGTCGCGCGGTTCGGCGACGACCAGTCTGTGATCTGCCTGCGGCAAGGCCGGGACGCGGAGAGCCAAGGGTGGCATACGTTCCGCGGCATGGACACGATGGAGTTGTCTGCCCGCGTCGTCGAGATCGCGAGGGCTAAGAACCCCGACACCGTGTTCATCGACGGCGGCGGGGTGGGCGGCGGTGTTGTCGATCGATGTAGACAGCTCGGCCTGGACGTCGTCGAGATAAACTTTGGCAGCAAGGCGACGCAGAGAGGGTACGCGAACCTGCGAGCGCAGATGTGGGGCAACCTGAAGCAGGCGATCATCGACGGCATCAGGCTACCCGACAACCCCGACCTGATCACGGATCTGACGGGCATTGAGTACGGCTACACTCTGAAAAACGAGATCAAGCTGGAGAGCAAGGAGGCCGCGAAGAGCCGCGGCGTGTCGTCGCCTGATCTGGCCGACGCTCTGGCACTGACCTACGTCCTGCCGGTCTACCCATCGAGGATCGGATTCGCCGGGACGCAGCACCACACGGCGTCTGAATATGAGCCCCTCTGACGCAACATCTTGCGTGTTTACACGCGCCCCACACATCATCTAGTATGTCAAGCCATGGTGGATTGCCTTGTTATATTTGGTGTAGAAAATGAGCACCCCCTAGCGTGGCTGCTCAACCGCGAGCGGCGGCACGTCTGGTGCGCCGTGAAGGACACCGAGCGCAATGCGTGGTTCAGCTACAACTGGCACCAGGGCACCCCGCTAATCCGCACCGAGGCTTTGGCGGACTACGACCTGTCGGAGCACTACCAACGGCAGGGCTACACCGTGGTCCCAATCTCTCGCGGCAAAGCTCCGGTCCTGTCTCCAGTTATCCTGAACAACTGTGTGGGTCACGTTAAAGTTGTAGCCGCCATTCGATCGTGGGCCATAACCCCAAACCAACTGCACAACTCCCTGACCGGGAAGGGTCTGACCATGAAGCTCAAGCGCCTCTTCACACTGCCCGGTTTTGGAGGCAGCCAGCCGTCCCCGCCGCCGCCGCCCGCTCCGCTGCCGCCGCCGCCTACAAAGGCCGACCCCGCCGTCGTCAAGGCGCGTGATGATGAGAAGCGCCGCCTGAAGCTGCAGCGCGGTATGGCCGGCACCGTTAAGACAGGCAGCTCCCCGCTGGACGCTGCTCAGACGGCTAACAAAACCCTGTTGGGCAACTGATCATGAGGCAGGATATGGGCGGAACTCTGATGGGCGAGGAGGAGGAGCGCCTCCCCACGCTGTACCTTGACCAGGACCAGCTCAAGAAGCTGGGCGACGTGGGCGAGGTGGGCGGCGAGCGCGAGATCCACTGCAAGGTTCGCGTGGCCTCCGTTGTGGAGAGCCAGGACGGGACGTCTGCCACGCTGGAGATCACGGATATGGAGTTCATGGAAGACGGAGATCAATCCTCCGGCGCTGCTGCGCGTATGTACCCAACCATGCAGGCCTAGCGATGCCATTACCCAGCATCGACAACACCTACACGACCGTCCCGCTGCGCGGTAAGAAGTCCGCGCTGTACCGCCGCTATACTCAGCTTGAGGGCGACCGCTCCTCGTGGCGCTCTCATTGGATGGAGATCACGGACTACATCGCCCCGCGGCGCGGCCGCTATCTTACCGAGAGCCAGAATAGCAAGGGCCGAAAGCGCACGACCAAGATTATCGACAGCACTGGTACGCAGGCGCTGCGGACGATGGCTGCTGGTCTGATGTCGGGTATGACGTCGCCGGCACGGCCGTGGCACCGGCGCAAGGTGCGCGATGATCTGATGGACGACGGCGAGGTCAGGGCGTGGCTGGCTCAGGTGGAGAAGATTGAGCGCGCAATCCTGCACAAGTCTAACTTCTACAACTCGATCCATACGGTCTACACAGAACTCGGTTCGTTCGGCACTGCTCCTCTGTACCGGCAGCCGTCGTTCGAGAGTGTGATCCGGTTCCGCCCGTTCACTGCCGGAGAGTACGTCATCGCCGAGAACGATCTTGGTGTTGTGGACACTCTTGGGCGCCACTTCACGATGACTGTCGGACAGATCGTGCAGAAGTTCGTCCACAAAGTCTCCGGGTCTATGGACTGGAGCGGGGCCAGCAAGGCGACGAAGAAGCTGTGGGACAACGGCAACTACGACGCTCGGGTCGAGATCGTCCACGTCATCGAGCCTCGCCTCATGGCCGATCGCGAGTATGACAAGAAGGACGGCAAGAACATGCCGTTCAAGAGTTGCTACTTCGAGCTGTCGTCCGAGAGCGACGCCTTCCTCATGGAGAGCGGATACAACAAGTTCCCCGCCTATGTGCCCCGCTGGGACGTCCTCAGCGGTGAGGTCTACGGCAGATCCCCCGGAATGGACAACCTCGGCGACATCAAGCAGCTCCAGCACCAGCAGAAGCGCAAGGCCCAGGCCATCGACAAAATGGTCAACCCCCCGATGGTCGCACCGACCAGCCTGAAGGGTAAGCCGTCGACGGTGCTGCCTGGGCAGACGACATACGTCGACCCTCTGCAGGGCGCGCAGGGCTTTGCCCCGGCGTACCAAGTCCAGCCGCGCATCAATGAGCTTATGATGGACATCCAGGAGGTTCAGAACCGCGTGCAGCGCGGCTTCTACGCCGACCTATTCGCTATGATGATCAACTCGGATCGCCGTCAGATGACGGCTACCGAGGTGGTTGAACGCCACTCAGAGAAACTAGTGCTGCTCGGGCCTGTGCTCCAACGGATCAATGTCGAACTGTTGGACCCCCTGTTGGACGACGTGTTTGAGTACGCCCTGGAGGGTGGTCTCCTCCCCCCTATACCGGACGCTCTCGAAGGCGAAGACCTGGAAGTGGAGTACGTTTCCCTGCTTGCACAGGCCCAGCAGGCTGTCGCCGCGTCCAGCCTTGAGCGCGTGCTCGGGTTCGCGGGCAATATGTCCGCCATGTTCCCGGAGATCGTGGACGGCGTCGACGCCGACGAGGCCCTCCGGCAGTATTCCGACATCCTCGGGACCAGCCCGGACGTCATCATCTCAAGCGCTGCTGTCGCTACCAAGCGTAAGGCTAAGGCTGAGGCTGAGCAGGCGGTCCACCAGCGCGAAGAGGCCGGCAAGCTGGCACAGAGCGCCAAGGTACTGAGCGAGACGGATACCCAGAACCCCAACGCGCTGACCAACCTGCTAGGCGGCCTTGGCGGGCAGGGGCCGGGGGCTTCCGTATGACGTATGACGCCAGCGACCCGGAACAAGTGGCCAAGGCTCAGCGCGTGGACGATGACCTGCAGAAGGATATCGAGTTCATTGTTTCTGCACCCCGCGGGCGGCGGTGGCTCTACGCATTGATATATGGGCACAGCCACGCCAACTCTCCCAGCTTTGTGCCGGGGAGCTTCGACTCCACTGCGTTTAACGAGGGCGCCCGGTCTGTGGGATTGCGGCTGCACGAGCAGCTCAGAGACCTCAACTCGACGGCGTATATGAAGATGCTTGAGGAGAACCATTTCGATGGTTGACCCAACGCACACATACCCGCCCCAGCCGGGGTTTAGACTAGCCAATGGAGGAGAACATGGCAGACGAAGAAGTAGCTGAGGAGGTAGTGGCCGAGGAGGTCACTGCCGACGAGACAACAGACGAGACAATCGCCGAGCAGCCTGAAGAAGGCGCCAGCGAAGAGAAATCCAAGACCCTGCTGTCGGGTGACGAGGGCGAAGGAGCCGACGGTGACGCCGTACCTGAAAAGTACGAGTTCAAGTCACCGGAAGGTGCTGAGATCGATCCCAGTAAGATCGAGGTCTTTGGCGAGACTGCCAAGGAGCTGGGCCTTACTCAGAATCAATTTCAGCAGCTTGTAGAGTACGACATCAAGCGCAGTGCCTCGGCAATGCAGGAGATGTCAGCGCAGTTTAGTGAGCGGATCAGTCACTGGGCTGACGAAACAAAAGCTGACAAGGAGCTTGGCGGGGAGTCCCTCGACGAGAACCTTGGGCTGGCGAAGCGGGCGATCGATACTTTCGGTAGTCCACAACTGGCCAAACTGATCGACGCCCCCTCAGACACTAACCCGGAAGGGCTTGGTCTGGGGAGCCACCCGGAGGTTATCCGCCTCTTCTATCGTGTTGGGCGCGCAATTTCTGAGAGCGACCTCGTCACCGGAGACACCAAAATCGAAGGCCGAGATAGCTTGGAGAGGATGTACCCAACTATGTTCGCAGCCAATTAAGGAGTTATAACCATGGCTACTCTCAGCGTGACTAACCCGACGCTCGCTGACCTCGCGAAGGTCACCGATCCCGACGGGTCGATTGCTGATGTTGTTGAAATTCTCAACGCCACCAACGAAATCCTCCTGGACATGACGTTCCTTGAGGGCAACCTCACTACGGGCCACCGGACTTCGATCCGCTCTGGTCTGCCTACGCCGACGTGGCGGAAACTCTACGGCGGCGTCCAGCCGACGAAGAGCCGTGCGGTCCAGGTCACCGATAACACTGGTATGATGGAGGATTATTCCGAAGTCGATAAGGCCCTTGTTGACATGGCCGGAAACCCTGCCTCGTTCCGTCTGCAGGAAGATCGTCCGCACATCGAAGGCATGAACCAGGAGTTTGCGTCGACGCTGTTCTATGGCGATGAAAGCACTGCCCCGGAAGAGTTCACCGGCCTCTCGGCCCGGTACAACTCGCT